TAATAATACAGGTGGTGTTCAAGATCAAAATTATTACAGAAGGTTTAATTATCCGATGAACAGTGGAAAGATTGGATATAAATGTGGTGTACTGGAAATTTCTAAATTTGAAAGAGATTATAGTAATGATTTAAATGCTAAATCTTTAACCTATGAATTTATAAATGCATTTCCCAAGGGTATGACATCCATACCTGTTCAGTATGGAGGTGCTGATTTAACAAAGGTCACGGTTCAATTTGCATATGACCGTTATATTGTCAAATAAAGCTCCATATATACTATACGAATTGTTATAATTTATTATGCCATTACCAAAAATTTCTGCACCTACTTATGAGTTGGTATTACCTTCTAGTGGTAAAAAAGTTAAATATAGACCTTTTTTAGTTCGGGAAGAAAAGATTCTAATCATGGCATTGGAATCTGAGGATACAAAGCAAATTACTACTGCAATCAAAGATGTTCTTAGCACTTGCATTTTAAGTAGAGGCATTAAAATTGATAAACTAGCAACTTTTGACATAGAATATTTGTTTTTAAATGTTCGTGCAAAATCTGTTGGTGAAACTGTCGAAGTCAATGTAACCTGTCCAGATGATGGAAAAACGCAGGTTCAAATGGAAATTGATATTGATTCTATCAAGATTCAAAGGGATCCAGACCATACTAATATTATTAAATTAGATGATAATTTATCTATTCAGATGAATTACCCTTCTCTTAATCAATTTATTGAGACTAATTTTGATACTAATACTGATCAGAGTCAGGTTGATCAATCCTTAGAGGTTATTATGACTTGTATAGGACAAGTATATAACCAAGATGAAGCATGGGAAGCTTCTGAATGTACAAAAAAGGAATTGAAAGATTTTGTCGAATCTATGAACTCTAAGCAATTTAAGGAAGTAGAAAACTTTTTTTCTACTATGCCAAAATTGACTCATAATATTAAAGTGACCAATCCTGAGACAAAAGTAGAAAGTACAGTTGTATTGGAGGGATTAGCATCTTTTTTCAGTTAGCTCTAGCTCATGAGAGTCTAGAGAATTTTTATCGGACAAATTTTGCCCTCATGCAACATCATAAATATAGCTTAACGGAGTTAGAAAACATGATACCTTGGGAAAGGGAAGTTTATGTTTCACTTCTACAGCAATATATTGAAGAAGAAAACTTAAAACATCAGCAAAAAGGAGGAACTTAAAATAAGATGGCATGGGGAGCACTAGTTAAAGTAGCATCATCAGCGATTGTAAAGTCGGGATCAAAAGGTGCTTTGGCAAATGTTGGTAGAAGTGCTCTAAAAGGTACTGCTAGGGCTGGTGCTAGGACTGGAATGCGTAATGTTGCTTCTAGTATTGGTAAACCTAGACCTCAGAAAATAGGTAAGGAACCTATATGGAGTTCTGGAACTACTGCTAGTGGTGAATATTTATCTAGTGGTGACAGAATAGCAGCATTTAGAGCATCTAAGAGAAAAATAAATGCAAGTTCAAGTACTCTTTCTCCAATTCAAAAATCAGGAGCAAAAATAGGTGCAGATTCTAGTCCTTTTGTTTCTAAAGAACCTGATATTGCAGATAGTCTTGATTTGGCAGTGAGAGAAAATGATTCTGATTCTGCACAGGATAATAATTTAGAGAAAAGAGTTGCTAATAATGAGAAAAAGATCAGTACTATTAAAAGAATTCTTCAGATAAGGAAGAATGATCAATCATTAGCAGAAGTAAATTCAATATTAAAGGATATTGGTAATGCATTATCACTTGATTTTGCAAATAGAATAACTCAAGAGAAAGCAGAAATAGCATCGATGAGGGCGGGAACTGATTCGAGTAGAAGAACTGAAGCAGAGTCTTCGGTAGAATCTGTAAAGAAAATTAGCAGTACCGTAGGAAAGGCATTTGATAAAGTCACTAAACCAGTACAGGGCATTTTTAGTAAGATATTTGGTTTCTTTGGTGCATTAGCAAAGGGATGGCTTGCTAATAAAGCACTTAAATGGTTGAGTAATAATAAAGGAAAAGTACAAGGATTCTTTAATTTCTTAGAAAAGCATGGTTCTAAACTAATAGTTCCTGGATTCCTTGGCATGGTATTTGGTCCTCAGTTATTACTTAGTAAAGCGATGAAAGCTTTAATGCCGAAAAAGACACCTCCTCTTGGTGGACTGTCTAAAAAGGCAAAACTCAAGATGAACAAAACGATGAGGAGATATATACGAAAACATGGACTTAAAAAGGCTCAGCAAAGATTTGGTAAGGATGCAGTTAAAGGTTTAGGTGGAAAATTTGCAAGAGGTGGATTAACAAATTTAGCAAGAAAGGGAGTAACTGGTGCTCTTGGTAAAGGTGGTACTAAGCAACTACTTAAGTTTGCAAAGAAATTTATTAGTCCTGTTGTGAAGAAGATTCCACTTATCGGAGCATTAATTGACTTTGCTCTAAATGTTTTTGTATTTAAAGAACCCATAGGAAAGGCAGCATTTAAAGCAATTGGTGCTGGTTTGGGATTATGGTTAGGTGGTCTTATCGGAACATTAATTCCAATTCCTTTTGTTGGAACTGCTCTTGGTGGTTGGCTTGGAGGTATGGGTGGTGATGCACTGGGTGGTGCCATATATGATATGATTTTTGGTAATAAACCTACGGGTAAAGGAGGTGAGAAGGATGCAGAGGTTGATGGTGTTGTTAGTGAATATACTAATGTTGCAAATACAGCATCTAAAATCAATTTTAGTAAAGATGTTCAGTCTACAGATCTCACACCTCCTGAGGAAGGTGATATGACTACAGTTATGGATACAGTGAAACTTGGTGATAGAGCTGATGCTGCAGTTAATGGTGGAAATGTTGGTGGAGAATCTACTCCTAATGTTGGATCTGAAGATCTTTCTAATACTTACACAGAATTTACAAAAGAGCAGGTGGGGATAACTGATTAATGAGTATATCACAAACTAAACAATTAAAGATTACTGCTGTAAATATTCGAAGTGTTTTAGTCGAACGTACTTCTACTGTAAATAGATTAAAACTTAGAAAGACAGTCTTACAACGTCGTCAATTTTTACAGTCTGAAAGAGCAGTTGCCGAGAAAAAGGTCGAATCTACGGGTGATAAAAAAGGCCCCATGAGATCTATACTTGGAAATGTAAAGGGTATGGTTATGCCTATTGGAAGTAGGATAATGAATTTTTTTGGATCTCTTGTGATGGGATGGGTCGTGACTAAATTACCAACAATCATAAAATCTTTAAAAAGTGCTTGGGATATTGCAAAACCAATTTTATCGTTTACTTGGGAAACAATTAAAAAAGCCTTTGGAATTATTTTTTGGTTTTTAAAACCACTACTTAAAGTCTTTGGTAATAATAAGGATGATAAAGTTAAAAAGAAGGTGGGTGGTGAAGAGCAAGAATTTACTCCAGTAAATGCGGATGGTGAGGAAATAGTTATAAATGAAACAGAAGAAGAGACTGTTGATTTAGAGGAACCTGATAGTGATACAGCAGAAATTTCTAGTCCAGAAACCGAAACCCCAGATCTTGAACCTAAAGATGAAGGAGGTGCAGGTGGATCTGATAGTTCTGCTGCATCGTCTTCACCTCTTTCGGGGGTAACTCCTAAAGGTCTTGTAAATGGTGAGAAGAAGGGTGAGGGTAGTGAAGAGAAGAAGAGGAAACTCCCTTTACAATCTGCTAGTACTGCAATAAGTAGAATTAAAAGTGTTTCTAAGGACTTAAAGGGTAATGGTAAAAAGAAAAATGTCAATACTGTCGTTGTTCCTATAGAAGTTTCTAAGTCTACAGGCAGTAGTACAGGATCTGCTGGTGGTACATTAGAAACACCTGCTCCAGTAATGTCTGGAAATAATTCAGAAAATCAGAGGTTACCATAATGTCAGGACAAGGATCAATATATGAGGTCTTTAAGATAAGATCTGCCGATGGTAAAAATGAAGTAGATATTTACTCGGCACAGTTTAGAGTCGGAAACATTTATTATTATGAAAATATACTATCACCTTTTGTAACTGGTATAGTAACTATTATATCAACATCTGCTGCTGCTACATCTCAAGAAGATACTCAAGAAAGAACGGGTTCTTTACATACTGCTCTTCCTCTTGAGGTTGGTTGTGAAGTTTTCTTTAAAATTAAAGATACCATAGGAAAGGGTTTAGATTTTTCATCTAAAAAGGATGCCTATAAGAGATTATATGTTAATGAGGTTCAGGTAATAGATAAAAAATCCAATTCAGAAATCATTCAATTGAGATTGGTATCAAAACTTGGGTGGGTGAATAATACAGAAAGAGTTACAGCATGTTATAGAGGAAAAATTTCAGAATCTGTAAAGAATATTGTTAAATCCAATTTAGGACTTGATGATGATAAAATTAATGTTGATGACTCTAGTAATTCTTATTCATTTTCTGGAATGACGAAGAGACCTTTTGATTTGATTGCTATGTTGGCAAAACAAACTATTCCTCAAAATACTGCAAATCCTGGTTATTTTGGATTTGAGACTAAGAGTGGTTTTAATTATGTTTCTGCAGATAGTATTATTAATGCTGAACCATATGATAAAACATACTTTTATGATGGTAAGGTTCAGGCATCACAACAAACAAAGGATGATAAGAATGATTATAAAATAAATTCATTAACTGTAAAAAAAGATCAAAATCTTACAAAACAGATTAGATCTGGTGTATATGCGAATAAGACTATCTTTTTTAATCCAGCAACTTATCAATTTACTGAAATTGACATTACAGTAACAGAACCAAAATTATTTAAAAATCCTAAATTTTCCACTTTAGGTAAGACACCAGATGTTCCAAGTATTCTAGATGAAAATTTTAAGAAAGGTAATAAGTTTCATAGAGTACAGACTGCTGTGTTAAATATTGGTGGTGAGAAAGAAAATATTGACCCAAATAATAGTCCAGAACTCTATTATGCTGCTGCAACCACCAGATATAATCTACTATTTTCTCAATCCCATTCTATAACAATTCCTTGCAATACTGATTTGGAAGCAGGAGATGTTATACGTCTTGAGATTGAGGATATAACTGAGAAGAAGGAGCAAGGCCCTGATCAAAAGGCAAGTGGTCATTATATAATTCAATCTCTTTGTCATTATTTTGAGGCAGAAAAATCTGTTACTTCATTAACTTTAATTCGTGATTCTTATGGGTTACATTTTTCTAAAAATACATCTGAAAAAAGGAGAAAAAGGGGTCAGGGGAATAGATCAATAAAAAATAATCCAAACAGAGGTGGAGGATAATGGCTAATACATCTGATTTAGACTTTTATGGATTGAGTACCAATGAATGGATTGGTATGGTTTTACCATATAAGTCTCAAAAAAATCAAATTGATGGTGCTGCTGGATTTGGTTATAGGTATAGAGTTGCAATCATGGGGAATCATCCTTCTGATAACTCAATAAAAGATGAAGATATTGTTTTTGCCATTGTTGCTCTTGGGGTTTCTGATGGTACTGGTGCTGGAAATAGACAAAAAACCCCTGCAATATCACAAGGAGATGTTGTTCTTGGTAAATTCTTAGACGGTGATAGAAGACAAAATCCTGTCATTATGAATGTTTTAGGAAGAACTGAAGGTATTAAATATGGAAAAGGTAGATTCGAAGCTAAAAGTGGATTTGTTGGATCAACTCACGCTGCTGGTTTATTTGATAGACAAGAAAGTTCTGAAGCTCATGGTCCCTGTAGTCCTAAAGCTACTATATCTCCAAAAACTAAAAATAAACCTAATATTGAAGGATTATTAAAAAGTGGATTGCCTGATATTCCAACTTTAGATGCTATTCCTAAACCAGAAGCATTAGATTCGTTAGGTGAAAAACTTAGTGGAGTTAGTGATCAACTTGGTGATCAACTTAGTGGTGCACTTGATGGTGCTACTGAGCAACTTAGTGGTGCTACTGACCAACTTAGTGGTGCACTTGGTGATGCTACTGAGCAACTTAGTGGTTCACTTGGTGGTGTGACTGACCAACTTAGTGATAAACTTAGTAGTGCAGCCCCAGATCTTTCGGAAAAATTAAATGAGAATCTTGCTATAAAAGAAGCAAGGAGTGGTGGAGGTATATTAGGTCCAATAAGTAGTAATGTTAATGAAATGGTTAATGTACCAACTAGTACTGATAGTACTCCTACCGATACTGTTGGGGGTGAAAGAACGGCACCACAATTAGATAGAGTAACTGGGGATCCTGGTGAACGAACGGCACCAAGATTAGATAGAGGGGGAACTTCTGAACGAAAACCGAGTATGTCAGAAAAATACTTAACTAATAAAGGAATGGATGTTACTAAACCACAAGGTGGATTGACTACTCAGGAATATAATAACTTGTCTTCCAGAGATCGTAATCTACTTAATAGGCAACTTAGGATTTCCAATTCACAAGGTAGGGTAGATACTACATTTAATCCTAATACAACAACAAATCAAGTAAATAGAGTAACTAGGGAAGATGTTGGTGAAAGAACGGCACCACAATTAGATAGGGGAGGATATGATACTTATACTGAAGCAAATCCAGAACCACGATTAGATAGAGTAACTGGGGATCCTGGTGAACGAACGGCACCAAGATTAGATAGAGGTGACAATTCGATTACAACACAATCAATCACAAGACAAAAAAATGTATCTGGTTCGTTTGACCTACAGACTGGGACTGCATATATTAATGGTAAAGTAGTTTCTTTTGAGGAATATAATACGTTTACTAATCTATCTAATGCAGAAAAAGTTGCAAAATATGGTCAATAAATATTAACTAGGAGGATATTATTATGTCATCAATTAACGAAAGAGCATTAAGGGCAAAAGGAATCGATGTTACTAAACCACAAGGTGGATTGAGTAATCAAGAATGGAATGCCTTGAGTTCCAGAGATCGTGACTTAACTCTTAGGTACAGTAATATTTCACGGATGCGAAGTGATTTAAGTACTGCAAGGTCTGGTACATCTGATACCATTGTATTAGCTGATGAAACTCCGAGTAATCCTGTTGTTAATTCGGTTGTAAATCAATCTCAAGGTAACGTTGATGATAATGCACAATCAAGACCTCTTAATATAGAGGTTGTTGAAGATTTTCCTTCGAGGACTGAAGGAGATACAAGAGTATATGGGTCAAGGGAGGTTGATGGTAAGGCCCTCATGGCACAAATGAAGTCTGAGAATGAAGCGTCAGAACTTAATAATGTTATTAGGGAAGCTCTTGAAGATAAAGTCGCAAATAATCCGCAAAGTTTTAAAGAACAAATTAATACACCTGAAGAAGTACCAACAGAAGAATTAGACAGGGTAGTTGAGGTAGAGAAAACAACTGCACCTGTAGAATTGGATCCAGAAACTGGTGAGGCAGTAAAAGATTTAATAGAGGCAAATCCTAGTAATGAAAAATTACAAGGTGTAATCGAAGAATATAAGGACAAATATCCCGAAGAATTAAAAGATGTAAATCCTAAACCCTTAGATGAACTTTCTGAAGAGGAACAGGAAAAAAGAAAGGCTTTTATAAGAGCAGCAGAAGAGTGTAATAAATCAGATTCTAATACGACTGGAAAAATAATTATTCCACCTAATCCATGTAGAGATACTACCTTTGATAAGATGGAAGCACATATGACTAATTTATTTAATAAGATTCAAGGGCCTGCGTTTCAGATACCGACGATACCCACGGCTCAACTTAGTGGTGCACTTAGTGCTGCTACTGTTGGTAATTTCAGTAGTTTAGCATCTGGGTTAAACTTAGATATGACAAGTGAAATTAGAAATAGTGCAAAGGTAATGAGTCGTTCTATGAATGTCTTTGTTAATAAAGCAACTGGATCATTAAATGATAAGTTATCAAAATCTATTGGTGATGGAATGGCTGCATTTAAGGCAATGGAATTTGCTAAAGTAAATCCCTCTTATCCAATGCCAGCAGCAATTAAAACTGTCGTTGCCAATCAAATGAGTCTTGCTCCTAAGGTGATGGGAATGCTTGATAAAGTATTTTGTGTCGGATCTAAAATTCAAGATGGAATGGTTGATAGTCTAACCGATTTATTAACTGCAGCAGTTAAAAATACAACTAATGTTCCTTCATGTGCTACACAAGAAATGATGGGTGCTATTAATAATACTATTATGAATGATCTTGATAATCAAATTACACCTTTACTTGGACCTATTTCTAATATTTTAGGGCCTGTAGGATTTAAGTTTGATATTAAAGGTGTATTGGGTGGTGGTATTGATATTCTAAAAAAAGCAGATGCTTTTAGTTCTTGTGATGATAGACCAAGTTGTCCTTCTAGTAGTAAGTATATAATTGGTAAAGGATCTAGAAAAGGTGCCAATGCTCTCAGTAC